AAAGGCCCGGGCCAGGGCGAGCAGGCCCGCCGTCCCCGACGCATTGTCGTCGGCGCCCGGGTGCACCTGACCGCTGCGGTCCGGCGCCAGGGTGCCGAACTCGCCGTGGCCCAGGTGGTCGTAGTGGGCCCCCACCACGACCGTCTGCCTCGCGAGCTCGGGATCCGATCCGCGCAGGAGCGCCACTACGTTGGCCACGTTTCCTTCGGTCCGCTCCACCCTCACGTGGCCCGAGAGGCCCAGGTCGCCCAGGAGCACCGGCCGGTCTCCCGCCTGCAGCGACGTCAGCTCCGCGCCGGCGCTCGACACGAGATCCTCGGCCCGCTCCCGGGTCACAGACAGGGCCACCACGCCGGCGTCCTGGATGGTCGGGTTCGCGCGACCGGACAGTCCCAGGGCAGGCAGGCCGAATGGGCCGACCTTATTGCAGACGGGATTGGCGCTACCTTGGGTGCGAGTGTTGCGCGTCAGCTTGGCCTATGGCTTCGCAGTGCCGGCGGAGGGTACGAAAAGGACGACCCCATGACCGCGGCATGGCTCGCTGAGGATGCCGCACATATGGGCGACGGCTTCAAGTCATCGCGTTCGAGGTTGAAATAACCAGTGTGAGCGAAGCGGCGTCGATCAAGATAATCGATAGACCCGCCCACGCTGATCAGCTTTTTCGGACGTGATGGTCAGCCCGAGTTTTTTCTTGAGCGCGCCGGACATGGCACCTCTGCAGGTATGTGAAAGCCAGCCAGTGGCGTCGGTCAGTTCCTCGATAGTGGCGCCTTCGGGCCGCGACAGCATGTCGATCATGATCTGCTGTTTGGTAATCCTCTGGGGCTTGGGGGCCGGGGCGTCTTGATCCTCGGGTGTTTGGGGGTTCGTGGTCTTTGCGGCCTTGGCCATGGTCTTCTCCGGCAGTTGAGCGCAGCAGCATGCGACGCCTTCTACTGCCAAAAGCCCGCCATGCGGGCGGGCTGATCAGGTTCGGCTGAGGTTCAGTGCTGCTCTTCCATGGTGGCGGTGACCGCAAAATGCTGAACCCAGCCCGTGAGGTAAGGCAGCCCTGCGGGGATTCCGTCGCTGCGCTCTGTCGCTCGGGTGATGCGCCAGTCCTGCCATTTGGTGATGGCGGCGGCGATGGCGGCTTCGCAATCCGGCGCACCGCACTGCAGCGCGCCAACCACCTCGTCCGCGAAATGCCGCCCCAAGCGGCTATCAAGAAAGTCTCGAATGCCAATCATCTCCTCCTCGGAGGTGGCGTTTATGGCTTGGGCAATGAGACGGCTGGCGAGGATCCAAACCTCGCTCGTGCGCCTGTCGCGCTCCGGGCAGGTGGTCAGGGTTCCGAAGAACCCGTAATCGCTGTTGCGGCTGGGAAGGACGGTGGCGTTGGTCATTGTTTTATCCTCGGTTCAGGCCGCTGTTGCGGTTTCGAGGGTTTTGATGTGCTTGCGCAGTGTTGTGGCCTCTTCGCGCGCAGCATCGGCCCAGAAGGCGGTGCGGGCATTGCAGGCTGTGGCAAGGTGCTCAGCATCCTCGCGGGTGAAGCGGTTGACCTTGTGTGCGCTGCCATGACCGCTGCAGATCGCGCGGTGCTTCTTGCCCTCGGGCGTCAAGGTGAAGGTCAGCGGTCCGAAATCGTCGATGACGATCCAGTTTTGCGAGGCGATCGTGGCGCAGCCAGTTGGGGCCAGCAGGCGGTCAATCTCATCTGCGCGGGTGCGAAAGTCGGCGATCAGGGCGGCGGCGGGGTTGGTCATTGTGGTCTCCGTGGGCTGAGTTGCGTCTCGTTTTGTGAGGTCAGAGTCGCTCCGCCGCGCAGGAAAGTGTAGCAAAATCAGTGTTCTAATGTTGCTAATTGATCATTCGGCGTGGTCCATAAAATCGACCCAGCCACTGTCTTGCCAGATGTAGAGATGCGAGAGCTCGCAGGTCGGACGAGGCAGGATGCGGGGCGCGCGGGGCGGATCAAAACAGTCCAATTCGTCCGCCCGAACTTGTCGGATTTCCCGAGCGGCGAGGATGTCCTCGGGAGTCCAATGCGTCAGCGCCGGCAGCATGTGGGCGGGGTAGCCGTCAAAATGCGTATAAACATGGGCCCATTCCTCGGGCCCGGTCTGGATTGCGATCTGTGCGCGGGTGCTCATCGTCGGGTCCCTCAGTTCGGCTGGTCGATCATGGCGAGGATCGCGACGGCCATGCCGCCGAGGTACTCGCTGCGGCGAAAGACAATCTCGTCGATGTGGTTGGCATCTGTGATGGCCGGATCGACCTCCAGGTCGGCTGCCATATGGGGCAGGAGTTTGTTGGCGGCGGCGTTGTAACGTTCGGCGATGGTCATGGGCGAGGTCCTTGGGTGCGTCGTTTGCGTTAAGGAATCTTCGCTCTTAAGGCCAAGGATATCCACTATAATCGTAGCAATTACATGGCTTTAGAGGGCCGCATGGCGCAATCAAAACACGGGTCGCTGCTCGAGGCTGTGGCCAACACGATGGTGGGCTATGCATTGGCGGTTGCTACGCAGTTCGCCGCGTTTCCGGCCTTTGGCCTGCGCGTCGGTGTGGTCGAGAACCTTGGCCTTGGGCTGATCTTTACAGCTGTATCGCTTGCCCGTGGATACGTCCTTCGCCGGCTGTTTAACCGCTGGAGGCTTTGACCCATGTCTGACGGGAAACCGCGCGGCCAAACTATTACGGTATCCCAAGCAGCAGCTTTGCTGGGTCGCTCGGATCGCTGGGTCCAGGGCCTTGTCAAATCCGGCTACATGGATCGCCCGACGCGCGGGGAATACACGCTGGTCGGTGTGATCCGTGGGGCGCTGGCCTATTACGAAGACCAACTCTCCAAGAACAACAAGGCCGCAGTGGCCAGCCGGGCCACGGAAGCGCGCACGCGCGAGATTGAACTCAGGATACAGGAACGCAGCCGGGAACTGATCCCGATGGAGGATGCAAAGGCCGTCGTGGGTGAGATGGCGGCACTGGTGCGCGCGGAACTTGCCGGGCTTGCCGCGCGGTACACGCGCGATATGGAGGCGCGGCGCGCGCTCGAAGAGGTGATCGATGGCGCGCTTGAACGTATTGCAGGGGCGGCCGACAAAGCAGGCGCAGCTCTGGTCGCTGGCAGCAGCGATCTGGAGGCCGAGCGAGAAGCGTGACCCGGCGCCCTGGGCGGCCGCACACAGAATATACCCGGAAACCGCCGGCATTCCCGGCCCCCGTGATCCGGGGCTGACGCCCTACATGATCCCATGGTCTGCGGCCGTGCATCGCGGCGGCTATCGCCGGGTGGTGGCGGTGACTTCGGCACAGTCGGGCAAGACGGACAGCATGCTGGATATCATCGGCGCGCGGCTCGACCAGCGACCGGCACCAATATTGTACGTGGGCCCGACAAAGGAATTCCTGACCGACCAGTTCGAACCGCGGCTGATGGCGCTGCTGGATGAGGCCGATACGTTGGCGAACAAGGTGGTGCGCGGCCGCCGGATGAAAAAGACGCTGAAACATGTCGCAGGGGTGCGCCTACGCCTTGCCCATGCGGGCTCCTCGACTGCCCTGAAATCCGATCCCGCAGCCTTGGCGCTGATCGACGAATACGATGAGATGATGGCCAATGTGAAAGGCCAAGGCGATGTGCTGGGCCTCGTCGAGGCGCGCGGGGAAACCTATGCCGATTTTGTGACGGCAATCACCAGCACACCGGCGCGGGGCCTCGTGGAAATCGAACCGGATGACACGAGTGGCCTTGAGTTCTGGGCGCGCTCAGCACCGGAGGATCTTGAAAGCCCGATCTGGAAACTCTGGCAGGAGGGGACGCGGCATCACTGGGCCTGGCCGTGCAAACATTGCGAGGAATTCTTCATCCCGCGGTTCAAACAGCTGCGCTGGCCGGACCGCGCGACGCCTTCGCAGGCCAAACAGGCGGCCACGCTCGAATGCCCGCGCTGCGGCAGCCAGCATTCTGAGGTCGACAAGGCTTGGATGAATGCCCGCGGGACGATGGTGGCGCCGAGGCAAACGGTCACGCTGAAGGACGATGCGCCCCATGTCACGGGCGCGCCGGCCGACAGCTCCACGCTGTCGATGTGGACATCTGGGCTCTGCTCGCCCTTCGTGACCTGGGGCCAGCGCGCGGAAACCTATCTGACGGCGCTGCAATCCGGCGATCACGACCGGATCCAGACCGCGATGAACGCGGGCTTTGGCGAATGCTACGCCATGACAGCCTCGGG